GTTGCGGAGAAACTCACCCTCACTAGTTGATATCCAGAACTTTGACGGGTGTACATCCAGAGTCTTCTGGTATTCAGAAGCAATCTTGCAGTTTTCCAGATACCCACCACCCACTTTGATAACATCATCGCCCTGAAAGCAGGTCGTTTCCCGAGTCAACTTAGGCGGAAAACCAGCCCTCTTACACAGTGCCATCCACTCTGTCCCATTGAGCAGTGTATCAATCGCAGCGGTTATGAACCATCCAGACAATATCCCGTGTGTTACGGGCCCCGTCCATGTCTTCCCCTTTGCCTTGAAGGTGATAGTACCCCCGTCACGTAACTGTGCCAACATGATGACGGAAACTTGTTCCTGAGCGGCACTCCATCCATCCATCAGACGTGCTTTCTGCACGAGATAGGCCACTAGCCGGTACACTTCTTCAGCCATTGGCACGTGATCGAAGCCCGACTGGTCCAAGGGCATCGCAACGTTTTTCCCGGATCTGAGCTTCGCACACCACTTAGTCCAGTCTTCTAGTGATAGCCCCCTCGATAAAGATGTGGGGAAAATACTCTCGATAGCCTTGGCAAGACCAGGGAAAACAAAAGCCATCTTGAGCCAAATCGCATCTCCAGCAGCGACCGTGCCTCGGTTCTTCTTTCGTTCTGATTTGACATACACACTGTATTCCAGTGGGCTGGAGTCGAGTAAAAGATTCTTAATACCCTCCTCCCCCATTTTGATCAACATGGAGACTTTGGTGTTCCTTGTGTCCTGTAAACCTTTGCTACTTGACGCCCCATTTGCTATCCACTCACTTGGCCTTGAGAGAAACTCGCTCACTGTCCATCCCTTGGACTTCCTAAAATGCAGATCCATCGTTTCCAGGATTGAGATCCCCTCGCTGATCATTGCCCTACGATCATCCCACTGGGGCACATCTTTCTTATCGGGCGCGGTCCATTTCTTGACATCTTCGACTATGTCTTCGAAAACACCCTCCTGGGAAATGGAAGATGCACCAAACCATGTGTCTGAACCGACCCAAACTTTCCAACTCCTACCCCTTGGCAGTAAGTCGTGATACTTAAAATAAGCTTCGCTTATGGCCTTAAGCATGACCAAGAGCTCCGCGTCGGACATTTTTTTGAGCTGGAGGGTTCTCACCACCCAACTAACGTCCTGAAAGATTTTCTGACTCATGTGCTCCCGCCAGAGTCCGCAACATGCGCGCACAATGGGGTGGGTGCCGAAGAGAGCAGAATTGCAAAGGTGTCTGTTGTACCGATACTTCTTCTTTAACCCCTCGAATCTAGCCGGATCCAGAGTCAGATTCTCATTTTTTATAGTCCTGCTTTTTTCCACAAGTTTGTTCCACACTTCGCTGGCCTCTGATTCTCCGGGCAAATAGGCGCCGAAGCGACCACGTAGTGATTCTCTCTCTTGTGGGGAAGCTTGTCCTGCTCCTGAGAAGAACAAGACGGACTGTTGTCTCCCGCCCCCAGCCTATTGGCCGGGAACAGAAGTGTTGCCTCCAGCCCCACTCCGGGTCTGGAAGCGTTTGTTGCCACCCAGCCTAGCGCTGATGGCAACCTTAGGACTGCGGAAAGATCCGCAGGACTGGACAGTTTTGACAGGGACCCTCGTCCTGTTGTCATCACCGTCTTCGAACTCATACCAAAGAGAAGGGCTCCTCTCATATCTTAACACCATCGGAATAGTTCCAATCGTTCGCCATCTAATACAATCTACGGCCAGAGGACCAACCATGGCAGGACTACACCTGGAAGTAATGGAATAGTTAACGAGACCGAAACGCATCTCCAGTTCACAGGGTTCAGTGAAACCAGACTTAGTTCCGGGAACTGTCAGAAAGGTAGGAGTCTTCACGTCAACTTCATTCATCATCTTAACCTTAGGAACAACTTCACCAACCCACTCACCATCTGAGGATGGAACGTAATAGTTGTTGATGCTCTTGTGCTCTAGCTCCAG